CACTGGTACAGCTCTTGTCTCGGTTAACTTTTAAACCGAAAGACTCGAGTAGTTCGATCGCGTTCGCGGTATAACCCGCTGGGACGATCACATCATCACCGTATACAAGGATACCCTCACGGGTATCTATGTCGTTGGTACCTGCTGTAAGAAGACTCCAGACAGTTAACGCCAGAATAGGGAAGCATAAAGCACTTCCCATTGGCGCATACTTAAGGAGTTTCTGATTCTTACCGTCTGGTAACACTGTCGATGAACTTCTACACGCTTCCAGGTACCTATAAAGGTGTTCTGGAAACAGTAGACGAACTAATGCAGTACTTACTCTATCCGAGGCCTCATTGAGGTCAAGGGTCGAGTACCGTCCCGTTGAAGAGCCCAAAAGAGCTCCAAAACGATTCGGAGACTGATCAGTGAAGTGCACATTCCACTTTGTGAGTGGGTGCGACTCCACAAGGCTGACGATGGCCTGGCCTAATCCTTGCTGAACCCATTGTTTATCAACAGGTTCGCATGAGATCAAACGAGGCCCGCGCGAATCCTTCGGAACGAGTATAACTCGCGCCGGAAGATCGTGGTCCGTTAGGGTTGTAAAACCCTCGTAACAGTCACAGACATGCCCTGTCGACGCACAGAAATAGGCGTCTAAGGGGTATACATCTGTGATCTTCCCCGAGACATTTGTCCAAAGGTACTTCTCAGAGTTGCGTTGCTTGGTAGCAACGGCTCCGGGTCCGTGCCTAGGATGTATGTCTAAGGGATCAAAAGCAGAGAAGAGCCTCGCTAAGAGGATTCTCGCTTCTCGGGCTATGTTTATCAACGAAGGATCCTCTTTAGGATCACGACGACGATATCCATAGTGCATAGGAAGAGCCTCCAGCATTCCGTGCAGGAGGGCTTCCACGTCCACCAGGTCTTGCTCTGTTTTTTCAAACTTTGCAATGACTTTCTGTTCGAGTTCATCGGAGTACGGCAGTTCATACTTGTAAAACAAGTAGAGGATCTGCCTTACTACACCGACACACTGTGTACAAGGGCGCTCAAGGAGCACCCCGTCTGCA